CAGGATCATCGCTATTCTTGATTATGTTGTCCAACATACTGTTCACATATGTCTTTTCATCATCAGACATACCTTTTAAAGCATCAGACAATGGTTCATCTACACCATCAAGAAACGATCCATCATATTCTGTTTCATTAGTATAAACTCGCTTAACCATATCTAAATAAGCAGGTATTAGTTTTTCACTTAATCTATTACTAGTTAGAATATTAAACCTATCTAAAACAATAAACGTGTCATCGGTCATAACCAGAAATGCCCTAAGGACAACGCGCTCCCCAATACAGATATCTTCTTTCATTATTGGTTTTGTTAATAGCTCTAATGGTTCTCTAACTATAATATCTAATGGGTCAGCTGAAACATTACCCACTAGTGTTATTCCGTTAACTAATTTTAAAACTTGATATTCTGAATCCATTAAATTTTCCTACTTATTTAATACTATTTATATCGAAAGTTTTACCATCTTATAGTTAAACTTTTCTTCGTTATATATTTTGATTCTCTCTATCATGTGCCTTAATGTATAGTTCTTTTTAGATTTCCACTGTAGGTCATCGCCTATATCAAAAAGGTTGCAGGAGGTCTTACTATCACTCTTTCTCAATCCTCTACCGATACTTTGCAAATTTCTAATCCTGCTTTTACTTGGGCTTGCAAATACTATGTTGTGAAGATTTCTTATATTAATGCCTGTTGAAAACGTGCCATATGAGGCTACAATTATCGCATCAGTTTCCTTTTCAGTAATTGCCCTAATTTTTTCTCTGGTATCAGTATCGGTGTTACCATGAACAAAAAAGACTTTTCTACCTTCACATTTTTCTGCAATCATTGGGTATAATACTTTACCATGTTTTTCGACATATTGAAATAGCACAAGAGTGTTTCCTTTTTGTGTTATCGACACGTTTCGTATAACAATGTTGCGCTTATGATTAGAGACAAGCCAATCCATTTCTTCTTGATATGTCATACCCTTAACCTGCTTTCTATCAGCGTCAGGATACGTTAATACCATTGCTATAATTTTTAATTTAGCAACCTTGTCATCATCCATTAATTTTTTTGTTGTAATGACTTTTTTAACTGCACCGAATACGCCTTCCAATACTAACTTATGGGTCTTTGTACCGTCTAACGTGCCAGTTGTCCCTATGCGATAAGGGGTATTTACGCACTTATCTAAAATAGTAGTAAGTGATTTTGCTTTAAATAAATGTGCTTCATCTCCGTATACTACATCAAAATTTTCAAACCAAGATTTGGGAAATTTATAGATTGATTGCCAAGTCGATATTGTAATTGGAAAATCATTCAGCTTTTCTTTACCGCCATATATTCTGTGGCAATTGTCTTGTACTACCCAATCATTTGCTGTTGAGTAGTCTTGAAAATCCCCGTACATTTGTTCTACAAGTGACGTAGTGGGTACAATAATTAATTGTTTTCTATTCAAATGCTGATGATACTGCATTAGGCAATATATGATAAGAGATTTACCAGAAGCAGTGGGGGATAATAATAACGATCTACCTTCATTGATAGTATGTCTTATAGCCTCAACCTGATAGTCATATATCTCAATAGACTTTCCTTGACTTTGAAGATTTAGTTTTGTAGTAAACTTTTCCACATACTGAGTTGATATAGGATCTCCTACATTTTCCATATTCAGTTCTACGGGGTATTCTAATGTGTCAGCAAACTCTTTTAGATATGACAAAAGTCCTACATATAGTTCTTGCCTATACATATTGAATAGTCTAGCTTTACCGTCCCACATCCTATTCCTATAACTAGGCATAAACTTAGCGCCAGGAACATCAAATGTAAAGAAGTCATTAATCTCTTGAGCAGTGGACGGATCAGATTCTACTTTCAAATAGACTTCATTTTTTTTACTAACTTTTATCATTTTCGCCCAGGGGTATACATATCCACATCAAAACCCTCCATTAGTGAATTTCATAAATTCTATACTGTTTTTTATATCCCATGTTCTACTGTTCAAAGACTTCATAATAGTTTCACATTGATAAGCGCAGGTTTTAATATATTCTACTTTATCATCTAATTTTATTATGTTAGGATCACTATCTAAAAAGTCAGCCATTTGATTATTGAGTGGGGAGTTCCCTAGATATTGTTCCCAACCAAGTTCGTCAAGTTCTTCTTTTGTCAATTCGCCTCGGAAGTATCTCCACTTCAATCGGCGCATCGTTAGTTTCTGAGACTCGTATTTTCTTAGTTGTAATTTGAAGGTTGTTAAATAATTGAGGTATTTTGAGTGTAGCTCAGGAGTTTTAGTAGATTCATGTCCTAAGTTCAATTCGTCAATTTTACAGTCTTTATGCCAAGATGACTGCAATTCATCTAATGTAATCATAATATATTAATCCTTTCACACTTATACTACTATTTATACCATATTAAACTGATCCAATTAGATACTGCCTATATCTAAAAGACGCTACCCCTTGAAAATACTCAGTATCGCCAGAACTAACATCAAAATCTAAACCGCTTATAGCAACTGGAAACATGTCTTGGAACTGAATGTCAATTACAGGGTTGTTGTTTGAGTCTAACACAATGAGTGTGGCATCACTAACAGAAACTTTATCAGCGAGTTTATTTTTAGGAGTGTTTGGGAACCGATATGCTTGAGATTCAATGAAACTTGTATATTGCTCTGAATTCTCAGGATTGCCTAGCGCCAGCATCCAGTTATACAGCTCACGATAGTTTGCCATATTTTCTTGTATCAGAAAACGAATATTGAGATCACCAAACCGAACTTTTTCTCCGGGTGTAAATAAGTCGTGTAGCGGGGTGGCTACTGACACTTCACCTAACTGAATGTCTGGAATATTTACTGATTGACAGAAAAATGAGACATTGGGAAGATTGTGAACTACAAATCTAAAACCATTAGGTTTCAAATAATCTAATTCTGTTGGGTTCCCATCATCCCATGTAGTTTCTAGTATGCTTGGAGTCGGAGTGTATGCCATAGTAGTACCTTTTATATAGTGCTACTATTTATAATACTTTAAAGTATAGGGCCTACATTTACAATAACAATAAACAACGGTATAGATACCGCAATACAAGATAACAGTGCAGTTTTTGTAGCTTCACAAAAAATACATAAGATTTCGTCGGACATTTTTTTTCCTTGCCTCATGAGCTATAGGGGGTTAAATAAAGTGTGTAGGATATACACACACACCTATACTTATAACTCTAAGATTTTTAAGGAATACTGTCTTTATACTAAATTTCTTTCCAAGTAAATGCTCCAAAGAACATTTCATCTTCTGACATCTGTCCCCAAGGTACTAATCTACTCGGATCGGGATTCATCAAATTTTCTTCCGAGTTATCAAAAGCACCTTCTACAAACAAACGAGTTCCTTCAGGCAAGTATTTTGGTTCCCTCCAAGTATATGATAGTTGCCAAGCATAATCATACACAGGAACATCAATTAGTTCTTCTACAGTACCATCTGGATAGTATGCAGTTGCTTTCATACTCTTACCACGAAAATGCATGTGCGGTAAGAATGTGTGCAAGTTAACATCGTTCTTCAATAATACTTCGGCTGTCTGAATAAAATTAGGATCGTATGGGGGTATTGCTGTCCATTTATCTGGAAATATACATGCACAATCACCCGCCATTCTTTCTTCTGGTATTACACCTTCATCATGAAAGTATAAACCAATCCTTGCGTTATCTGTTCTTGCCACACCGTCTGGTGTGTAATGTAACTGTAGATTTACAACTGAACCAGCCCTTATCAACCCACCAGTATTTTCATCATAAAACTCAGGATCTCCGCCGGGTACATATGCGCTGATCGAAGCATAATTCATTTCTTCTTGACCACCACCTGAGGTACCTAGAATATTAAAATTATTTTCATCAGCAACCGAGATTGAGTTTAACATGTGGTGCATGACAGTACTTTCTGAAGGAAGATATTCTGACCCACGCAACCATTTGTCTTCAGTCAACCCCAAATCTACTTGTGTGTATCTATATGGTATTGCTGAAGGGCCTGCTGGAATTTCCTGCGGTGGCACTTCAATAATCAAATCAGGCTCACCATGTACCCACTCAGACGTAGACCACACTGTTTCTGTCAGTGGGTCTCTATCACCATCTACAGGAGCACCAGCATCAATCCATGCTACAATAGTATCCATCTCTAAATCAGTTAGCGTTCTATGATTTACAATATCTTTTGCGTACTTGCGATCAATTTGTCCCGGTGGCATTTTTTTTGATAAAATAGCTTGTTTGATTACCGGAGCAAATCCTTGGACTACTTGGTAGTTACTCATTGCAAACGGTGCAATACCACCTTCTCTGTGACACG